TTATCGAACGCCTCTGGAGCAGTTAAAATTAACTCAGCCAGCGGCTTCCCTAATGTCAAAAGGTGGTCAATGGTCGGACATTGAAACTCAAGTCCTCGCTCCCATTTTGTGAGAGTTTTGGTCTTGCGATCAAGTTTTAGACCAACCAACGATTGATACTCTATGACCCTCATCATGTTATAGATGCCTGGCTTCCAGTCTCCCACGTAGAGATTAGGAATACCCAGGCCTCCAAACTGAGTAGGCAAGAAAGCGAATTCGTCATTGACGATATTCATTTCAAACCATGAGGGCATCAAAAGCCTCAACGCGATTGGAATCATTCTTCCATAGAACTCCATCCTATCGACGTAGCGCTGAGAGACAGTCTTATCAGGTTCACACATGTGTGGCATCTGAATATTGACTATTCTCTCTTTGCGCTCGGCCATCATGGCCCAGGACCTTCCCAAGGCCTTCGCTTTACCCACTAATGGATCTGGCGTGTCAAAGTTCTCTTTGCCACCCATTTTCTGGGCTTGGGATAGAAGTCTGTGCTTTGGAGTATCTACGTGGATACTCCCACAGTTGGACTTTCCATAGTGTCCTTCTTTTATTATATTGAACCTCGGATGTAGTCCGAACTCTTGGCAGTAAGAGATTATCACACGTGATATCCTATACTTGTCCCAAGAAATTTCGAACCCCATCGTTTCCATAAATTTTGGAATCTTCTGTAGATCTACAGTTGACCCTATTCCGGCATGGTCATCACCTGCACAGCAGTACTGTTTTACAGTACTGTGGTTCTCGCTCTGAAACACAGCGGGACGGAATCTTAAATTTTTGTCTAGTAATGAAGTATAACCATATTTGGTCATCTTCCAAGCTCCATAGGAGCTTGCGGTCAGTACGACCTTAGCTAGTGGTTCACCCATGAGAATCGCTCGACAGGATATGAAAGAGATCTCTTTCATTATCCTACCCGAGTCGCCTTTTCCCTTATTACTGATATCCTTCGTTTCGTACGGTATACCGTTGCGATACAAAGTATGCATCAGATCTTTAGCCTCCCTACCGCCGGAGCGAATAATTATTCGCCTCGGGCTACAGAGCATCGAAGCAGCTTGTATCAAGTACTTCGCCTCTCCGGTAGAGACCAGCTGGTTGTCCTGTAGTCCATCTATAATGCCTTTTAACAGGCCGAATGACACATCGTGCTCGGCTCTGTCAGTAGCTGCGACCATGTCTGAAGTTGAAATATTGTCAGGAAGTTCCTCTCCATCTCTCATTTGAGAAACGGATCGAGCAACCACTTGAGAAAATTTCCACAGACCTGCCGTATCTACAAGGCCGATCTCCGCTGCCGGCAATAGAGCTAATAGCTCTGTTAGCCGATGTGCAGCAGGAGACAGGAAAACATTGAGATAATCCTCTCCAGCAGTAACGGGCCTTATTTTAAGACCCGGCTCCGATATAATCGTTGCCCTGCCAGAAAGGAAGTTATCCCAGCTGAACGGATCGACAGCATTCTCTATAGAAGCGGCCCAGAGATCTCTGCACCGTTTCGCCCAGAGAAACAGCAATCGCCCCAAGCGTTGATCAACGCCTGTAGCGAATGCTGTTTCGCCATCTAGATAGAGGGGTTTAATTGCATCGCCTAGCGAGCCCATAATGGGTTCGTCTAAGTATGCAATTTCCCAAACTTTGTAATAACCATGCTCAGAACGAGCGATCTGGTGGCCAAAATTGTCCAGCCAGACGCCCTCCTTTGGGCACTGATTCGAAATAACACAAATGTCCGATTCCATGAATTCAGTGAATTCATTTGTCAGCACATTCCACTTTCCTCCCTGCGTCCTAGTATACTTTATACTTGACGAAGAGGACAAGCTGGTGTGATAAGCGTCTTTCAGATGCTTGAGCAAATACGGATCGTTCTCCGACTTCTTAGTGGCATTGAATGCAATGTCACTAGCAATAAAGAGTCCCATCTGTACGGCTTTTTCATAATGTTTCTGCCTCCATGGCACATATCCTTTTGGTATTGACGACATGTCGTCATTGTAAAGGTAATGTGGCACACGGAAGTCATCGCCCCGAATAGGATATTCCTTTTCGGTCGCAATGCGGTTGGTTGTTACCAGCCCATGGCAGTAGTCTATAATTTTCCTTGACTTTGTTTCCCCCGAAGCAGGAGGTAGGTATCGCGTCTGCGTAAGATTTGATACATACCACACTAAATCTAGTGGCTCAGCGGGACAGAATTCCATGATGCTCATGAGCATATCATAGAGTTTCTGTGCATCGTCGCTTAATATCTCTCTTGTTCCGTTTTCGAAACTCTGAGGGAAGAGCGACACGTCAATCTGGTTGTCACACGCTACGTTGCCGTAGGCACCAGCCACTTTCTTAATTAAGTTAAGTGACTCGTCAATAGATTTATTGAACGCGTATGATAATAAATACTTGGAAATGAGCACCAGAGTTTCCCCAAATTTGGGTAGCTCATCGTGATGTTCTCCAACTGCAATAATTATTGCAATTTGGAAAGCTCTTATTCCTAAAATGATCTTTGAATCTCTTGCCATGCAAATGCTATTAATAATAGTAAATTGCTTGTGCCCGGACCTGACTATACCGTACTCGGTTATGAAAGCTTCTTGCACTAGCGTGGGATCCCTTAAATATAAATCCTTTAATCTGATATCAACACATGTGTTGAGTGGATCTTTGAATCTATAAAGAGTCAGCGGTGATAGTTCACGTAAAACTAGTTTTAGCTGATCAAAATTACCTGGCATGTCGAATGAGACCCGTTCCGTCGGCACAAAGGGTACTAAGGATAAACCTATAATACTTTCGCGCACTAACTTCTTCTCGATCAGGGACATG